AAGGATAATAAGACTGCATCATATAATCTTATATTTGTTTCTTTAAAAATATTAAGAATTGCTTGAGTCTCAAAAAAGCCAAATTGATCTAAATCAATAATGTATGGTTTGCCTTCTGCAGTTACTATTATATTAACGCCAGAAATATCATCTGCAAATAGCCTAGGCTCTGATTTATGACTTAGCTTTAATAACGAATATAAAAACTCATTAATAGTTTTAACTAACGTTATTCCCCATTCAACATCTTGTGTTCTTTGAATATAGTCAAATAAGTTTTCACCTTCTATAAATTCGCATTCATATGATTCATTGTCATATGATATAAGCTTAGGAATTAAGGGGTGATTTAAACTTTGTAATACTTTAAGCGGAGCATAATGGTCATTAGTATTTTTGAGTAGAGAGCCATTTGGCTTCATATTCTTTTTAAAAGTTTTCATAATCATATCTATAATAAAAAAAAGGGGACACTAAGTCCCCTTTCCACCTAAGTATTTCACCTGAGGTTTGGTTTTTATTCTGAATAACTTTAGCAAGAAAACTTGTATCTTATCCATAATAACTCCTATTAGAAGCTGAATGCTACTCCAACAGTAACATCGCTATATTTCATTTTATTTGTCATAGACAATTTTGAATAGCCTGACAGGCCAGCAGAAATTGGCATAGTGCCTTTTACGCTAAATCCGTCTACTGCAATTGAATTTCCGCTTGAGTAAGAGAAATCAGCTGCAGGTCTAATTGTAATGCCAGCAACAGCAGCAGTTACGCCTACATCACCTGACCATTTTTTTGCTTTGAATGCATACTCTAAAGATGCATCTGGTTTGATTGAAGACAATGGTCCGCCTTCAGCGAATGCAGCAGTACTTGAGAAAGCAATTAGTGCAGAAGCTAGTAGTATTTTTTTCATATTTTATTTTCCTAAAATTAATTTAAATGCGACTTTTCTGTTGCCAAGCAAGTCGTCAGCTCCGTTAAATTAAGCCGCTAGGGCGAATCCACGAGGTGCAAAATTTGAGTTTGCGTTTAGTTTTTTTGATCTATGCGCGATCACCCGGCAGTCTCCACTTCCCTACATCGTCCGTCGATTCTATTTCTGGCCCATCAGAAAAAGATTAGATACATAATACCAGCTAGCAATGTAATGTCAGCAACTATACTCCAAACAATGTATAGTCGAAACGCCCATTTACTGACTAGCTTCATCATGCTAATCTCCTTTTGGTGGACCAGTCGGGTACCGCCCCCGAGTCCGATCCGATTTGAAGTCGCTTCAGCAACTGCAGTCTTATTTAGCTATAATACACTAAATAAGACTGGTTGTACACAATATAAAATGATATTTATTCTTTGTGTGACATAATAGTTACACTATTATTTGCGTTCCCATATTGACCATAAGATCCATACAGCTACTAAGCCGATCAATCCTTCAGATCCAAGAGAAGACATTATGCTTGAAACATTGCCTATTACACTTACGTCGCCCATGAATGGCATTACGCCCATTCCTAGAACTTCGACGATGATAGCTAATGCTGCAAGTGAGACACCTACGTCAGCTAGGCCAGCGGCCCATGATCTGACTTTTGATAGTACGTCCATAGTAAATCCTTTCATGATAGTTACTATGAGAATATTTATATCATTATTGGTTTTTATCGTGTATCGATAGCTGAATTAATGCATAATGCATTATTTTTATCAGATCTTTACGCTGCTCAGCATGATTGCCTTTCTTGCCATAACGATTAGAATATTTGTCTATATTGCCCATACAGAACCCTGTACCATGACCGCGCTCTACGATGATCTCTGTGGACTGGAAGCCATTCTGAGAGTAGTGCGAATTATATGTAGCATCAACGTATTCTTTAAATTCAGATATTAAATCATTTTCATTAAACTTATAATCAATATCAGGATATATTCTTTTGTCTAATGGTTCGTACCATTCTTTACTTGCTTCAGATCCTACTGCGTCAGTTGCATAAGGTTTAGTCACTTTCATTATTTGCTCATATGTCATATTTTTTCTTTTCCAATTAATAAACTTATTCATATTATACCGCATAAAATTACCTTTGTACACTGTTATATTTCCTTTATTCCAAAGCACCAGTTTTCTGCAGCACTTTCTAAATAATGAATAGATTTACCTGGAAACTCTTCATTTTTTACATGACTTCCATCTACGTAAAAGTCTATGGATAATACATCTGAATCAGGTGATATCATTATATTGCAATGCGAATCTTTGAGGGTATTATGATAATACGTCGATATAGTTTTACTCATAGGCTTAGTATTCTCCATTGGAAATATTGTTGCGATAGCTTCAGCACATGCACGAGCAACTTCCATATGCTCCTTCTGTGTACCATTACCAGATCGTAATTCAATATAATGAATCCAGCTTCGAATCGTGCCATTCATCAATAGACGACTTGACATTAATCCTTCTGGAAGAACAGCTCTTGCTTGTTCCTTTGCAACGCCATTATCAATGGCCCATTTGTATGCTTCTTTCGAAGCCTTTATAACTTTGTTTTGTTGTGCAGACCATAACATCTGCAATTTAGTATCATCAGTATCTATACTATTCTGACGATTAGTTTTATCCTGCAGCCTTGCTTCTCGTATGACGAACTCTAAATCCTTTGTAGGATCTGCGTATCGTTGACTGAATTCTTGGAATGAGAATGATCTATGTCGTAAGATCTGACGTGCAATGTCTCTTGTAGTTTCTATTTCAATGCAAGCTGAAGCCATTTCGAACGGTGACCAATGCTGATGTTTCTTCAGATAGGCAAGTAGCTTATCGGCTTTATCCATATTCATTTGGCCAGAAGGATTAGATACTTTTGCACAGTATGCAATCAAATCACTTACATCATTTAGACCAGTAAAGTTTTCAGTAGCTTTGGAATAACTAACGAGTTTTACCTTCATTGTATTTTAAATCCTTTAAATTTTTCAGAAGCTACTCTTTCACCTGATTTAGTTGCATCAAATGCCGGAGTATCTTGTACTAAGTTTTGCTGATTCTCATCAGCGTCTGCTAATCTCATCTTAGATTTATCTATGTTAAGAACAAATCTTTTATATGTTGATATATCATTATATCTATTCTTTAATTGTTTTACCATGATCTGACCCATCTTTTCGAGCTCTTCAGATGATACTAGCGCAAACATTAGATCGGCGGTTGCGGGTAATCCAAAAGACTCGGATGTGTCTTCAAGCCCAGGGTCTGAACTAGAAAAGCCTGAACGAGTCGTCTGCGTTGCAGAGATGACCGGTAGGTTGAACTCGACTGCAAGACCGCGTAGTTCTTCAGCGATTGCTTTAATGTAAGTGTATGAATTGATAGATCCTCCCATTGTTTTCATTCTAGCAGAACTACATATATTGAGATAATCAACAAATATAACGTCTGGTTCAAAGTCACGTTTTAACTTAAGCTCATTGAGTAATGCACGAAAGTGATTAACGTTGGCTGCACCAGTCGGATATTCTTTTACGATTAGTTTACCACATGTTTTCTTTGTAAGACTATTTACTTTTTCAGTAAACATATTCTTAGATAGATTTTCAAGTTGATCAATTGGTGTATTCAATAAGTTAGCATCAATACGTTCTGCAATCTTTTCTTCGCTCATCTCCATTGTAATATAGAGAACATTCTTACCTTGAGTCAGATGACTACCAGCAACATGACACATAAACAATGATTTACCTACGCCTGTACCAGCAAGAGCAATGTTCAATGTTTTCTTAGGCAGCCCACCTTTTGTAATCTTGTTTAGATAATCAAGATCAAATGGTATTTTATCTTCGACTGTATGATAATATTCATATCGTTTCTCAACATCTTCGATATAGTCATGACCTACGTTCGTATCAAATGTAACACCAAGCGCTTTAGTCAAGATATCAGGCAATGCATTCTTTGTTAGAGTCTGATGTTTTCCATCGATAATAGTAATAGACTGCATAACAGCATTATATAGCGCACGATCCTGACACCATTTTTCGGTTGTATCATACAGCCATTGTTGATCCACTTTCTCAGTTCTGAATATTTCTGGTAGTATTTCGATAGCATGTCTATATTGTTCCTCGTTAAAATCGCCGTCATCGATTTCTATTTTAAATGATTCAAGAGTAGGAAGTCTATTGTACTTGCCAACAAACTTGCCAACTTCTTGAAAGAGTGATTTGTATACACCTTCAAAGTAATCCACTTGTAAAAATGGTAACACCTTGCGCATATAGCTTTCGTCAACCAGTAAGTTACGAAGTATGGTTTGTTCTAGTGTAATGTTCATAATACTATTGTATCACTTTTTTATTAGATTGTAAACTCTCATTTGCTAAAACAGCAGATAAAATATCAGCAACTTCTTCCTTAAAAACAGGATC